CCCAAATAGGAACAATTTTTATTACTAAACTGTTTCCAATTACAGAACATCAAAACAACATGATTGTTAGAGCGTTTTGTATAGATCAAGGAAGCACTCAAACAATTACAGCAGGTAGTTTTGTAGTTGGTAGTGTTTATCAAATTGTCAGCGTTGGATCTACCGTTTTCACCAGCATAGGCGCTACTTCTAATGCAGTAGGTACTATATTTGTTGCAAACGGAGTCGGTACAGGGTCAGGAACAGCGGCTCCTGTAATTAGAAATTTCCAATTAACTGCTGGAGTTTGGACTTACTTGAGCTATTCATAAGCCAAAATAGCATAAATACACTAGAACTAAGGAAACGGGCGAAATGTCATACACTATTAACAGATATAACGGAACTCAAATTGCAGTAGTTGCCGACGGCACTATTGATGCTACTCTTGATCTTAAAATTATTGGTAAAAACTATGCAGGATACGGAGCCGTACAAAACGAGAACTTTGTATATCTTCTAGAAAATTTTGCCAACACCACTCAGCCACCAAAGCCGCTTCCAGGTCAAATCTGGTTTGATAGCGGAAACAGCAAGTTAAAATTCTTTGACGGAAATAAATTCCGTACAACAGGCGGTGCTGAAATTGGAACAACTGCACCAAGCGGATTGACCATTGGTGATTTCTGGTATGACAGCAATAACCAACAGCTTTATGCATATAACGGTACTGGATTTACATTAATCGGCCCACAAGCAGTTGCAGGATCAGCAACAACACAAATGAGATCTGTAAGTTTAACAGATAATACTGGCGCAACACACGCTGTCATCGAAGCGATCGACAACGGTAATGTTATTTTTACAGTTTCAGCTGACAGCGATTTTACTTTAGATAACACTATTAATCCTATTACAGGGTTTACAACAATACATCAAGGTATTACCCTATGTTATACAAACAATAGCGGTACACCAGGCCAAACAACTTCAAGTCACAGATTCTATGGTACAGCAACTAACGCTGATCGTTTAGGCGGGTTAACAGCAAGTAGTTTTGTACAAGCAGGAAGCGGCAGCTTTACTAACCAAGTTAACTTTGCCGACGTCGGTTATACTGTTGGTAATCCAGTTGCACGTCTAGCAGTATTCAATGCCGGTGCTCTAGTTCCTACTATTGCTAACCAAGTAAGCAATACTATTTCATTCCAAACAACAGTAAGTTCTGTAACTAAGACACCTATGCAATTAGTAGGTACAGATGTTCTTCCAGGTGTTACATTAACCAGTAATTTAGGTTCTAGTGGTTTACAATGGAACAATGTCTATGCGAATTATGTATATTCAACTGCACAACAAGCAGATGCATTAAGTGTTGGCGGAATATACAGAACAGCTAGTACTAGTGCTACTGCAAACACGATTGCAGCCAGAGATTCTAGCGGTAATTTAACTGCTTCATTATTTTCTGGCATCGCATCGGCAGCTAACTATGCTGACTTGGCAGAAAAATATCTAACAGCCCAAGAGTGGCCAGTAGGCACTGTTATGCAAGTCGGCGGTGGCCCGGGTGTTGAAATGATTCCATGTGTAACCGGCGGCTATGCAGTCGGAGTTATTTCTGCTAATCCAGCCTACTTAATGAATAAAGACCTGCCAAATGGACAAGCAGTAGCTTTAAAAGGTCGTGTACCATGTTTAGTAACAGGTCAAATTAACAAAGGCGACACTTTAATTGCATATAACGGCGGAGTAGCGATGAGTTTAGCCAATTTAGATGATGTTGATGCATCAACTCAGTATCCTTTTGCAGTGGCATTAGAGGCATTTGATGGTAGCTCACAAATAGGTACTATCGAAGTTTTAGTACTATAAATAATTCACTAAAAGGTTTACAGGATGGCTGGTCAAAATACATTAATATTAGCATTAGATTATAATAATATCCAATCTAAAATTTCTCAAATAATGGGTGTTGGATCAGGTAACTACGGATATAATCAACAGGTACTGAGTAGTCAAGTAAGTGTAAATCAGGAAATAACTGCATTACAGTGGCAAAATCTTTATAACGACCTTATAAAAGCTAGAGCTCATCAAACTGGTGCTAATGAAACTACTAGTATAACATATCCTACTACAAGTATTACAATTAAAGAAAGCGATCGTGCCGCATATCAGGCCTATGTTAATCTCATCGATACACATAGATTAGATGTTCCTCCAAGCGGACAAGCAACTTTAGAAACTTATGCTACCGGAACACGAACACAACAATGGAACGGCACAGTTACCCATTCGGTATCAATAACTTTTGCAAGCCCAGATACTGCTAGAGCATTTTTTAATGCAGGTGGGTACATTCAATTTTCAGCTGGTGAATTACCAGACGTAAGCAATCTTAAAAATAACTCATGGCAAACTATGTTGTCCAATATGGGTTATATTAGAATGAATTATAATTCTACTACGAATACAGGTAATAGCAACGGTGTAACAACTACATCAATTGGTTATTTAAATTTAACTACAAGTCCTCAACTAATATTTCAAAAATTAACTGAGACTCCTACTTATAGTCCAAATCAATACGATATTTACGCTAACGTAAATGCTACCGGCTCTCAATTAGTTTTTACTATACAGTTTGCTGATCTGTCAGTCGGATCTGTGGACGAAAACGTAACAGGAACGCTAACTAGTATTGTACAAGGTTACAGACCTACTGGCACAAATGTATCCGTAACTGCGCCGGGCGTTGCTCAGTCTGGACCTTAAAGATAAAGGTTAAACATGGCCGGCCAAGGTACTAAAGTATTATCGACAGATTATAACTCAATCCAATCAATCATAAGTCCAATTCTTGGAACTGGATCTGGGACAACTGGTTACGGCCAAACAGTATTAAGTAGTCAATCTGCTGTAAATCAAAAGATTAGCTCAACTCAGTGGCAAAATTTATATACTGATTTAATTGCGGCTCGTACTCACCAAACAGGTGCAAATGAAACTAGTAATTTAACTTATCCGACTACTAGTACAAAAATTACAGAAGCAGATCGTGCGGCATACTTAGCGTATGCTAATACTATCAACTCAAATAAACTAGCAACTCCACCGAGTGGTCAGGCTACCTTTGAAACATGGGCATCGGCATCACATACTGCATCTTGGAATACTACTATTACTCATACAGTAACCGCAACATTCGCCAGCGCGACTTATGCTAGAGCGTTTTTTAACGCAGGTGGGTATGTACAAATATCGGCAAGTCATAGTCCAGACGTAAGCAATCTTAAAAATAATTCGTGGCAAACTATGTTAGCTAATATGGGAGTGGTTACATGGAAATATAATGGTACTACGAACAGTGGTAGTAGTACAGGTACAACAAATACAAGTATTGGTTATATTAATCTTAATACATCATTACAAACAATATTTACTAAGTTAACCGAAACACCTACTTATAGTCCAAACCAATATGACATTTATGCATCAATTGATGGAAGCGGTGCTAGCATTACATTTAGTATTCAATTCCAGGACAATTCTGGCCAACCAAATCCGCCATGGGGTACTGACGAGCTTGTTACAGGAACTACTCTAAGTATAGTACAAGCATATAGACCCACTGGTGCATACGTATCAATACCATTGCCTACTATTTCATCTTCATTTCCTGCTTAACCTAAATACTTGACCTGCTAACTACTATAGTGTAATATTGTACACTACGGAGTTTGTTATGGACGAAAGAATCGAAAAAGCGTTTAGTGTTGCCAATTATATGTCAACACTATCTAATCAACGACGCATAATTTTAGAAGAATACAATCAAAAACTAGTACACTATGTAAATGGTGCAACTTTTAAAATTACACAAGAGCTTATAAATTTTACAAAAACTACATTGGATTTGGGCTACACAGAAGACATTCCATTTATTGATGCTAATAATTTTCCTGTAATTATAAACAACGTACAGGAATTTTTTGATAGTATTGTATCTGTGTATTATGAAGCTACTAACGAATATGCTACTAAATTTGCAGAAATAAAAAACAAAAGAAAAATTTCTGATATAGTTGAGCTATGAACGGTGCTGTAATTTTTGCTCAGAACAATACATCGATTGACTATATTAAGTTAGCAATTTATGCCGCACGACAAATTATTCTATATTTAGAATTACCGGTAAGTTTAATTACAGATAACAAGCAATGGTTAGATTCTAATTATCCAAATCATCCGTTTGATAAAGTTATCGAAATTCCTAATGAGACAGCAGTACAAAAAAAGTTCTTCCATGACGGTGCCCTAGCATCACAAAAATTAGACTGGCGAAATCATTCAAGAAGCTCAGTGTACGATCTCACACCATATGATAGAACACTAGTAATTGATAGTGATTATATCTTAAATTCTTCTGTTCTTAAATCAGCTTTCCTTAATGATCACGAGTTTCAAATTTATCGTAATAGTTTTGATTTGTTAGAATGGCGTCCTGGCACAGAATTTAAACGTATCAATCAGTATAGTATTCCTTTCTATTGGGCCACTGCTTTTGTGTTTACTAAGAATGACACTATGAAAAGTTTTTTTGATCTAGTAGCCTATATTAAAAACAATTGGTTATATTTTAGAAATTTATATAGTATTGAAAGCCCTACATTTAGGAATGATTTTGCATTTAGTATTGCAATACATATTATGAACGGGAAAACCAACGGCGGCTTTGCACAAGAACTTCCGGGGACAATGACTTATATTACTGATAAAGATCTACTAGTTGATTGCAATTTAGACAAGATGAAATTTTTATTAGAAAAGAAAGATCATCCAGGTGAATATATTTTAGCAAAAACACAAGGTATTGATGTACATGTTATGAATAAAATAAGCCTTAGTCGATGGTTAGATGGAGTTGCAAATGTCTAAAGGATTCTTAGTTTTTGCACAAAATTCAGATACCGTTGATTACGTTCAGCAAGCCTACGCATTGGCGTTAAGCATTAAGTACAGTCAAACAACAGTTGCAAATATTTCGTTGGTTACTAACAATTCCGTACCTAAAAAATATCAAAAAGTATTTGATCAAATAATTCCTATTCCGTGGTTTGAAACTACAGGTGATGATCCCCTTAAAGCAGAGCATCGTTGGAAAATGTATGAAACAACACCTTACGAAGAAACTATTGTATTAGATGCAGACATGTTGTTATTAGATGATATTAATAACTGGTGGGAATATTGCAGTAATTTTGACATTAAGTTTTGTTCCAATATAAAAAACTACAAATTAGAAAGAGTAATAGATACATATCATCGAAAGGCTTTCATTGCAAATAAATTATCTAATCCATATTTTGCTCTTCACTATTTTAAAAAGAATAGACCTGCATACGAATTTTATAAAATCTTAGAATTTGTTTGTAAAAATTGGGAATGGTGTTATAACTTATATGCACCGGTAGAATATCAAAATTGGCTTAGTATGGATCTAGCAACAGCTATCGCTATTGAAATGTCTGGTATGTATGATATACTTGATGAATACGGCACATTAGAATTTATTCATATGAAAACACCGATCCAAGGATGGTCTCCAATTCCGGCCAGTTGGCAAGATACAGTTCCGTGGGTATTAAACACTCAAGGAAAACTAATTGTAGGTAACATTCAGCAAACGCCTATATTTCATTATGTAGAAAAGAATTTTATCAATAAAAAAATATTAAACAAACTGGAGGTATTGGCAAATGCCTCGTAAACCTCCTAAGTATATTCCTCCACAATTTTATCTACACTACGATAAAAAATCAGGCGAGATAATAAGTGTAGGTAATGAAATTAGTACAGTACATCAACATAGAATTAAAATTAGTCAAGAGGAACATGACAGGTTTATTTACGGTCAAGAAAAGTTCCAAGATTGGCAAGTTGGATTTGTACGTGCAGAAAATAATAAAACAGTTTTAGCCTTAACTCCAAAGTCGGACAAGGGTTATACATTTAAAAATAATGTGTTTGAGTGGATAGAAAATCCGCCAACTAAATCTACTGAATTAACAGTTATATGGGACAAGCAAAAACAACAATGGGAATTTACATTGTCGAAATCAGCTAAAGAACGATTAAAAGACAGTCCAAATGATAGCATAATATTTTTTGTAATGTTAGCAAATGATTTTGATTTTTTAATCAGAACTATAGTAACTAGTAATCAAGAATTAATAGCGATGGATTCTATTTCACGACCTTTTGAATCTACCCTAGAGCAAGACATAAGTAAGATTTCAATTGCTAGTAGAATCTACTTTCAAAATTATGGATTAAAAATAAATGATTAAAATTATAGAACAAGATATTATTTTCCTTAGCTATGATGAACCAAACGCTGAAAAAAATTATGCAGATTTATGCAGTAAAGTTCCTTGGGCAAAACGTGTTCACGGCGTTAAAGGAAGCGACGCCGCACATAAAGCCTGCGCCGCATTAAGCGAAACTGAATACTTTGTTACAGTAGATGCAGACAATATTGTAGATCCTAAATTTTTAGAAGTTGAAATAGATTTAGATTCAATTGGGTGTAATTCAGAAAATGTGTTTTCGTGGTGTGGCAAAATTCATGTCAACGGACTTATGTACGGCAACGGCGGATTAAAATTATGGACACGCAAATTTGTTAACGAAATGCGAACACATGAAAATTCGGTCCCAGGTGACGAGAAAGGCAAAGTTGAATTTTGTTTTGATAATAGATATTATCAATTTAATGAAAATTATTCAGAAAGTTTTACCAATGCTACACCTTTTCAGGCATGGAGAGCAGGATTCCGTGAAGGTGTGAAAATGAGTTTAGATCAAGGTACCAAGGTAAAAAATCTAAAAGAAACTTGGTGGCAAAATTATCATAGACTATTAATTTGGTCTTCAGTTGGCGCAGATGTTGAAAACGGTATTTGGTCAATACTAGGCGCAAGAGAAGGGTGCTACATGACTATGTGTACCGATTGGGATTATAGCCAAGTTCGAGACTTTGAATGGTTAACTACTTACTGGAATGACAAGCATGAAGATGCAGATTCTAGCAATACTGCTACATACATTAATTTTTTAGCTAAAGAATTAAAAGACAAATGCAGTTTAGAAATTGCCAATCTAGATGGTGCTGGAAGTAAATTCTTTAAAACTGTTTATCAAAATACTCCAAGGATAATTCGTAAACGTGTATGATATAGTTTTTATAAGTTATAATGAGCTGGATGCTGATGATAACTTTGCCAATTTAAAAGAACGTTTTCCTTTAGCAAAACGTGTGCATGGTATTACAGGCATACATCAAGCTCATATAGCAGCCGCCAAAAAATGTTTTACTAAAATGTTTTGGGTAGTAGATGGTGATGCAGTAATATTAAATTCATTTAATTTTGATTATCAAGTTAGCGAATATGATCAAGATGTTGTACATGTGTGGCGTAGTATTAATCCCATTAATAATTTAAGTTACGGATACGGCGGAGTAAAATTATTACCTCGTAGAATGACTTTAGATATGGATGTAACTAGTACCGACATGACTATGAGTATCAGTAGTAAATTTAAAGCCATGCCAGAAATAAGTAACATTACGGCATTTAATACAGATGATTATAGCACCTGGCGCAGTGCTTTTAGAGAGTGTTGTAAATTGGCTGTAATTAATAATGACGAATCGTTGGCTAGACTTTCCGCATGGTGCCAATTAAATGATCAAGCTCCGTACGGCTTTTATGCATACATCGGAGCACTTGCCGGTCGATCATACGGTGAAAAAAATGCCTCCAATAAGGAGGCATTGTCTAAGATAAATGATTTTACTTGGCTAGAAGCTCGTTGGCTAGCGGAAAAATCTCAGCTATCACTTTAGCACAGGCAATAGCAACCTCTTGATGCTCTTTCTGTGTGCCATTGGCACTACGCAATTCAATAAAATGAATCCAACTACGCAGTGTGCCATTCATATAAATCCTACTTTCAATCAAGCCTTCTGGTAGTACAGCACGAGCCTGTTCTTTAGCAATACCATTTACGATAGCC